GCGCTGCGCAGCTGGGGCGGTACGACGCAAGCAACAATACAGGCTCGCAATCTTCCAGCAAACGCAATTACGTTTGTATCCCGCACCGCTGAGCAATGGTCTGTTGGAATTTGGGATTCCCACGGCGCGGGCTACGGTGGAGTACCATTGGATCAGCAGAATGGATCTCCACATGGGCAGGCAATATCAACACTGCCTCCGTATCTCGCACAGAATATCATAGTGCGCGCACTATGATGTTTTGACCTATATACGGATTCATAATGTCCATAGGCTTAGCTGCAGAAGTACGCTTGATTCCGGTTCCTCCTTCATAAGTCGGCCAGCTTCCGCGGACTGTATCCCAGACGCCGCCTTTAAACCCTCCAAGCCCCGTATATGTACCGCTCGAACTGCTTGAACCAGCCCAGCCCACCCACTCATGCCCGTGTGCCGCCACCTCATTTTCTGCTTGTGTATGCGTGGTGTTTCCGCCCGTTTTGAGAAGCAGGAAATTAGCACCGTAAGCATGTGGGCCTTACAAGGCTCGCACCACAATATTTTGCACGAGGTAGGGCGGCATATTGTTGTGTGCCTGGCCACGCCCGATAGTGGCCGTGCCCCACTCAAATTTGAAACGGTATCCGCTCTCTGCTCCAGCGATAATTTCTGTGCCAGAATCGCTTAAAATGGCAAAGCGATCTCCGGTCTGAGTGCCGATTTGTTGTGCGGGGAGCTCCGCCATTATTAATGTGTGTTCTTTTTCGCCTCCCACAGCCCCGCGCAGGAAATTAGCACCGTAAGCATGTGGGCTTTACAAAGCTCGCACGATGATGTTTTGCGCGAGGTAGGGCGGCAAGGTGTTGTGACTTTTCCCTTCTCCAAAAGCAAGTTTAATCACTTTTACCGAACTTGTGCCAGAGACCTTCGAGCCACCGTCGCGATACGCTGCATTGCTCCCTGTAGCAGAAAACACGCCGCCAACCGAAGCAATAGTCGTACCCTCTTCAGACCAATGTGGCGTGATCGTTCCAGAGATTACAGGAAGTTCACCAATACTGAGTTTATGATCTTTTTCGCCTCCTACAGCCCCGCGCTGAAAATTAGCACCGTAAGCTAACGGGAAGCGTTCAGCCAATTTTTTACAGTTGAAAAAGCCATCTGCTGCGCCGGAACTGAGTGAATCACCGATTTTAGCATAGAGCACTGCGTATACGGTTTTGCTGAGATCGTCATTAAAATTGACGCGGGCGAAGGCTTTGCTGTTGACTCCGCCCGTGTAGGTGATGACATTCGGAGAGTACCACCACTCACCGATGCCCGGCATGCTTTCTTCCAGCGCAGCGAGCCGATTTCGCATGCTGGCCAGCATAGTCATGAGAGACTCCAGCGTTGCTGGCGAAGACGGCAATGCAGGGAGTGACGCCGGGACAGTAAAGGGAACCGTTACCGCCGCACCATCGCCGTCAATCTGCAGAAATCGGCCATCGGCTTGTTCCTTTGTGTAATAGTCGGAAAGATCTGTAGTCTTATGACTGTTAATCCAATCGGAGGAATCCGCATCCCATACCCAGATACTGTCCGTACTGCCAAGGATCGCCCATTCGCCGTCTGTGCCGGTGGGGTAAGCTGCACGCAGAGCCGCCACATTTACAAACCAGCCTTTGCACCCCTGGGCAAGCTGTTCCGCCTTTGCGGCACTGGCCGCTGCAGCCGCAGCACTGGCGGCCGCAGCCTCAGCATCGCCTTCAATCTGCTGTACCAATGCCTGATTCTGTACAACAGATTGCGCAGTGTCCTCCTGAGCTTGCTGCGCTGTCTGGGCGCTTTGCCCGGCAGCCTCTTGAGCATTTTCCGCCCGCGATGCGTCCGCAGCACTCTGTGCGGCGGCATTTTCAGCGTTGTCCAGAAGTCCCTGCATTTGTTCCAGCGTATTCTCAAACACATTTTTCGGCGGCGCAGCAGTACCCTCGACGCTGGGAGCAAACTCCAGACCATTTGACTGCAGCTTAATGATCTCTTCACCTGTGGAGGACTTGGCCACAAACTGCACATCCAACTGTCCGGCATACGCAGTGAAATCCGCCTCCACAGGCCAGGTAATAATAATCTGCCCCTCATTGTCGGGATCTACGGAAACCCCCAGCTGCTTGTTTATAAGGGTCATATAGTCCGGATGGGAAGCGCGCACATACCAGGTCATCGCGGACAGGTCGTGCCCGTCGTGATAGCGTGGGCCGGTGACGTCGTAGACCTCCGCGCGTGCTTCGCCTTGTGTATGCAGGCCGGCCTCCGGCCCAAAGTACACATATTTGTCTTTGAACTCAATCGAAATAGCCATAAGAACCTCCAAGAAATTGATCAGACAACGGAGCCGGTGAGTTTGGTCCATTGGCTGTCCCTTGTAGTCCGGACAAGCAAAGTCCCCTGAGTGCTGTAGGAAAACACAAGGTCCGCATAGTTTCCCGCCAGGTTGTCCACCTGTCCGGCCCGTGTTGCAAAATCTGCTTTTTTAGCCGTTTCAGCTGCGGCTGCATTCTCAGCTTGAGCCGCAGTCTCTGCGCTCTCCGCGCTCTTTGCAGTTTCGGCAGTCTCAGCGCTTTTCGCGGTATCCGCTGAGCCCGCGCTGGCGGCGGTGTCTGCTTTTGTGGCTGTCGCTGCTTTTCCAGCGGATTCCGCATATCCCGCCTCGGATGCATAGGCGGCCCGTGCGGCGCTGTCAGCGTAGATGCTCTGCGCAGGCGCGCCCACCGGATACTCCACCACATAGGTGCCGCTGTCCTCAATGATCCGCACACGCTGGCCGGCAGCGAACCGCACGGCCGTGTTGCACTTGTAATGCTTCAGACTTTCCGTTTCCGCCCCGTTGAAGATGAGCGCGATGCCGTCCTCGTATACAGTACCCACCGTGGCGAAGGACTGGCCGGGCGGGTCTGGCTGTACGATGGCCTGCTGCTCCTGATACGTCTCCAGGATCATAGATACACCACTCTCTTTCCCGTATGGGTCATTTTGTACGGCTGTTCCAGCTCCAACCGCCAGCCTGTCTCTTCGTACAGCGTGCTCTCACCATCCCGCACCAGCTCCACCAGGTCAAAAACAGCGTGCCGCCCGCTGGGGCCGGTGTAAAATGTGCGGGTCTCCGTGGACTGCAGGCTTTTAAACCGCTTGTTGTCCGCATATGCCTGCAGCTCCGCCTGAGATGCAATGTTGTCCAGCTTCTCATAGGACACGACCCGCCGTCCCAGGTTCACGGTGGAGAAAACGCTGTCCGGCCTGTCGTTGACCGATACGGCCCGCATGGACGTCTCCAGATCCGGGTTATCCACTTCCGCGATAAAGACGTTTGGATGGTCGAACAGATCCACCGCCTGCGTCCACTCAGGGTATTGGATGGAATACTCACCATCCCGATACGTCACGGATATCGCATCCGCGGACGGCATGCGGAACGCACTGCAGTGTACTGTGCCGCCGCCGTCCATCCAGATGCTGTTGTAGTTGATCTCCGCCGCCAGGGCGTTGATGATCGTGAGGCGGTCTGTGCCCGGCTCCCAGTCCTCCCGGTCCGCCTGCAGCGTGGCGGTGTTTGCCTCCACGAAAAAATCCATGATGCCGGATTCGACCAGCAGTGCCTGGATGGCTGCCGTGTACAGCGTACCCTTTGCCAGATGCAGCCGCGTCTCTATCTTCGAGGACATGGCAAGATAGGTCAGGTCATAGGCTGTAAGGCTCACCACAGGCCGCATGCCGTCGTGTTCCGTGTATGCATCGGTAGGGATATACTTGCCGAGCGGCCGGCGCACGCCGTCGATGGTGAGCACCGGCTGGATCACGTCCGTGAGGTAGTTGACGGCGCTGTTTTGTGCAAACTTGCCGCTGAGCGCCCATTTCACCGCAGCGTCCGCCGTCACTGAAATGGCCGCGCCGCCGCCTTTGAACGCGGTAAGCCGTGAAAACTCCACGTTATCCCGCAGCACAAGATATTCCACCGATACGTTACTCATAGCTGATCTCCTGCCTGTGATCTGTCTCGACAACCGTGAACTGTACGTCCCGTGCGCGGCCATGGGCCGCCTGGATGTTTCCCAGCACCCCGATCACAACATCGCCCCAGCAGTCTTTGTAAACTACGGCAGAACCCAGCAGGCCGCGCAGGGCATCCATCTGTGCTGCGTCCCGGAGCGTGAAAGCGAAGTCGTGGCTGGCATCTTCCATGCCGCATGTATACGGCTCGGGTTTTGTACGGCCGTAGTAGTGTACGTAGTCCACCTGTGCGCTGTAGCTTCCGTCATGTGCGGGGCGTTCGCCCCGGCGCAGCCGCAGCTTCAGCCAAGGCGCGCCATCCTCAACGGCCCCCAATACGGCGTTTTCGATTGCCAGAAAAGCGTGGACGGGCGCGCTGTCGCCGTAGTATCCCTCCGGCGTGACGCCACGCACAGTATACACATGCTTTCCGGTACACAGACGGTCTGTGAGCCCGCTGCCCGCTGAGCGCGCAATGGGGACACCGTCCCGCAGTATGAAGTATTCGGCGTATGCGGCGTCCGTTTCCCAGGATATTTCAATGGCGCTTAAACGGGCATTGAAAGCTGCTTCAATAGTTGGTCCGGGAACGTTCAGAACGGTAATGGAGCCAACGGCCGGAGCGGATTCCACGCCGAACACTGTCTTTATCGCCAGCTGCACAGGATATGTCCCATCCTGCAGGAAATACGGCATGCGGAACTCCTTGGCCGTGCTGTGCATCCAGCCTGTATCATAGTCCCCGATCTGGATGCGCACGCCCTGCTGGTCCGCAGACTGCCAGCGGATGGTGGGGCGCGGTTTTGTGTCCGTGTATACAATGACCGGCACGGCCGGAGCCCGGCGGATGATGATGGTCGCTGCGGCGCTGTAGGAACCCCACACACCATCGCCGTTTTTGGTGCGTACCCGCCACATGAGGGTGCCCTGGGCAAACTGCCCGGCGGGTGTGGCGAAGCTGGAAACATCGGTCTCCGCTGTACTGAGCGTGGTATACTGCCCGCCCATGTTGGAGCTGGTCTGCAGCTCGTAGGCGGTCTGCGCCGTGCCGGTGGATATCTCATGCCGCCACACGAAGGTGACGCCTTGAGTATCTTCCACAATAGCGCCCACAGGGGAGACACACACAGGCGTGCTCAGCGCGTCCTGGGTGTTGACATGTATCCACTCGCTGATTCCTGTAGCGCCGGTGTTGGCTGTCACCTCTACCTGCCACTCAATATCGTCCGCAGTGAATGTATTTGCCGGGAAGTCGTGCCAGGTCTGCGCGCCGCTGATGGTGACACTCTTGACGTCCTGCTGTCCCTGTGTGCGGTAGCGCAGCACGGCCGAAGTCTGGACGATCTCGCTGGGCGCATCCTCGGCTCCCTCTGCTGTGACAGACCAGCCGAAGCGGTTGACCTGGTGCTTCAGCACGCGGCCGCCGTCCGCCGGATACAAGTCTGCGGGCGTGACCGGCAGTTCCTTGTTGTTGAAGGTGGTCCAGCTGCTTGCAGTGGTCCCGCCGCTGGTATCCGTTACCTCGACCTGCCAGTCGATGTCCCCGGCGGGAAGCACACCCGCGGGGATCGTGTAGCCTTGTGTGGCGTTGTTGATGGCATATTCTGTGTACGCCGGAGCACCGTTTTTCCTCCAGCGCAGCTTTGCCGATACTTGCCGGATGGAGCCGGACAGGTCGTCCGGCTTCGTGTAGCTCAGGCCCCACGAAAAGTTGACGGCAAAGCCCTTGTAGGTCGTGGCCCGGCTGGAAGGAGTCAGATCTGTCAGCCGGACAGCCGTGCTTTGGAACTGCACCGTGGCATACCCACCGCTCGCCTGTGCGCCGGAACTGGACGTGACCACGACCTCCCACTCCATGCCGGGGTCGGCAGCGTTGGGAACAAGCCCTGTGTCGAAGTCAATGTATGTGTTGGGTCCGGGCACACGGACGGAAGTCCATGTGCCGGAGCCTTTTGCCCGGTACTTGAAGTCCGAATACGCTATGGTGAGCGTTCCGTTGATGGGTTTCTCCGCCGTGACATTCCAGGAAAAACGATGGTAAAATCCTTTTTTGATCGTCGTGTTGGCTGGGGAATAGCCGGATGGCGTTATCTTTCCCGCATGGGTCTGGATCGTCGCATAGGGCACATGGTCCGAGCCGTCCACCCAAAATTGGGCAGCGCCTGTCTGGTTCTCGGTCGTAATGCCGATCTGGCACGAGAGATTGCCAGCGCCCCTTACCCCGCCGGAGGTAATCTTCCATTCGGGGCCGTTCCAGCTCGGGCCTGCAATTTGACCAAGGATCAGGCTGAGAGGGTACGGCGCATGGCAGTACACTGCAAGTACGGATGCGGAATCAAGGACCTCGCCGGAAGGCACCGGAGACTTATCAAAAAACAGCCAGCCCCAGTCCGCCTTGTCTGCACCCAGGTTGTCGATGCGCAGCTCACCCACACCGCCGGACAGATTCTTCAGATTTTGCGAACCGCTGCAGTATACGGTATACTGTCCCATGTATCAACGCCTTCTTTCTACCGCCGTGCCAGTCCCATGCGGACGGTCATTTTCTCGTTTTCGAGCATTCGTTTGATGGCCACATACGTTTCAATGTCATCCACCTTGAAGATGTTCTGGCTGTTGTCCACGAAAGTGGTACCGCCGCCCTGCGCGGACATTAAGGCGCGGGACTGTTCGGCAGTATAGACCGCCTCGCCGCCCGCAAAGTGCATCAGCTCCGGCCCGTTTTCGCCAACCCAGCGCCAGCCGGGTGTAGCAGAGCGCGTGCCGCGTGCGTAGCCTCTGCCGGTTTGGGCCTGAAGCTCTCCCATGCTGGGCACCTGTATCGTACCGGTATTGATCATGGGCACGCCGCGGATCGCGCTGATCAGCATGGCAATACCGGACGTGACAAGGAACACCGCCGCCGCTACAATGAGCAGATCGGCTGCCAATATGAGGAACTGGGAGCCGGCAGCCTGCGCGGACGGTCCTGCCGCCGCAAGCGTCTTTGTCGCCATGGCGGTGCCTTTTGCCATGACGGTCATGCCCACGGCAGTGCCTGCGGCCTTGACCGCCACGAGAGCAAGCCCGCCGCCGATGAGGACCACAGCCGGGTTGAGCTCTGAAAGAAAGCCGATAATATCCGCACCCACGCCGATGATGTCGCCTGCCGCGTCCACAATAGCCAGGATCTGGTCTTCGTGGTCCAGCAGCACCTGAGCGAACGTCGTCTTAATTTTCGTCTCGATGGGCTCGATGCTTTTTGCAAGCTCCACATACCGGAGCTGCAGATTGTAGTTGGCCTTCTCGGCCTCGATCATGTCGGAGTTTCCGGTCTTGTAGCTTTCCCACAGTTCGTCCAGCCCTTCCTTGCGCAGCGTCTGCAAAGCAAGGTTCTGGCGGCTGGCCTCGGACCGCGTCCGGCCCAGGCGAGCGTTGAATTTTTCCACATCCACGCCCAGGCGGCCGAGCAGCTCGGAGAACTGGCCCGTGGCCTCGCCGGTGGCGATGGTCTCCTGCAGAGAATCGGCCAGGGATTCAATTTTCATGGTTTCCGGGAACTTGACCACCGCGCCCGCCAGCAGATCGACCGCCTCATACGCCTTATCCGCATCGTTAAACCCGGTGGCGAGGATGTTGGACAGCGCCTCCACCACTTCATTTGTGTCGCCCGTAATGGCATAGAGCTCGCCGGCCTTGTTGTGCAGCTGTTCCATGCCCATGCCGGCGTCCTTCGCATTCTGCTCCAGGAAAGACAGATCCCGGCGCAGTTCCTTCGTCTGCTCCAGCAGCTCGGCACACTTGCCGACTACTGCGCTCAGTGCGTTGCCGACCAATGTGCCCAGGGCTATATCGAATGTCTTTGCGCCCTTGCCGCCGTCCTCCATGCCCTTGCCCGCGCCTTTGGCGTTTTTCTCAAGGTCTTCAGCGGAACCGGATGCAGCGTCCATAACGTCCTGTGCGTCAGACAGCGCCGCGCCGAAATCATCGGATTTTTTTGTGTTTTTCTCGATCGAGGCCTGAAGGCTCAGCATACGTTTTTCCAGCTTCAGAGCCTGGCTGCTGGTCTCGCCGTATTTATCGGCCAGGCGCTCGTGCTCCCGCTCGCAGTTGGAAAGCTCATTCTGCTGGTTCACGATCGTGGCGTTGAGGATATCCAGCTCTTTCTGTGCCTCCTCGATGCCCTTTGTGGTCGGTTCGATCTTCCACTTTTCAGCATTTTTGCGCGATTTTTCCAGCGCATCGTCCGTCTTTTTTACCGCCTTCTCCGCATTCTCGGAAGAGGCCTGCACCATGCTTTTGACCTGGTCGAGCGTTTGTTTCAGACGCTCGACGTCAAATTTCAAACCAATGACGACGCCGTCGTCCGAAGTCTTAACCGCCACTCATGCTCATCCTCTCCATGGCTTCATCGTATTCGGCCTCGTAGTCGATCTTTTCCAGCGCCACCGCGCGCTTTATCCGCGCATATTGCTCGCGCTCCTGCGGGTCCTTGATGCGGCCCAGGTTTATGCCGCGGTGCTGGATGGCAAACTTTATCTGGCTGTCGGGCGGCAGGCTGTTGAAAACAGCCATAAACTCCCACCAGTGCATTCGGGTGCGGGTGAGGTCGATCCCCGCATATACGCGAAAATCGCCCAGGATGCGCAGCGCATCCTTTTTCCAATCCAGCAGTTTTTCGGGCGGGGCAGGATCATCCGCGGATGGAATATCCCCGCAAAAATAGAAGTCGAGCACTCCGTCAAAGTGCCCGGCTTCGTTTTCCGGTATTTCGTTAAAAACATTGAGCAGGATGACGTCGTGCTTCTCAGTCCAAAGCAGGGAGGACGTCAGCACCTGCCCCACGTACTTCATCCACCAGGCCCAGTCCGTTGGGACCTTCCGGCCCAGGATCGTGTCCGGCAGCTTCAGCATCTCCACCGGCTGCATTTGCAAACATCTCCTTCAGCTCCGGCGTCAAAAACTGGTCGACGATCTCCCGCCGTCCCTCCATGACTTCGCCGTAAATGTACGAGCACAGGGAAACGTGCTCGTTGATGTTCTCTCTGCGTCCGGAAAATATCTCCGCATATTCATCGACGCCCAGCGTGCCCTCTATGAAAGTGCGGCAAATATCCAGAAGCGCACGCCCTTTTTCGCATACAAGCTCTGCCGCGGGTGCAGTGGGCCGCCAATCATGCGCGTCGGCGTTCAGCCTGCCGGATACATTGCAAAACTCCTGAACAGCGCGCAGCATGCGGGGGAAATCCCGTGTGACACCCTCCAGCATATGGACGTCGGAGATATCGCACGGATATTTCCTGCCGCAGATATCCAGTTCGCGCTTTTTTTCAAATTGAAAGGCCGCCATGGTCAGCCTCCGGATGCAGCCGTAGCAGGCGTAAACGTCGGGACATTGTTGGTCACGGTCACGGTGCCCTTTTCAGGTGTGCCAAGGATCTTGAGCGCAAAGGAAATGTTCTCACGGTTCTGCGCATCGCCGCTGCCGTCGTCCGTAATGGAAAGGACCGCCTTGCCTTTGCGGCCATTGACGGCGTCCTTTTCCATGTTGTCATAGCACTCAATGAAGTCCACGGTACGGTTGTCAAGGTCGTACAGGCGTTCCATGACAGCATCCTGTGCTTTGTCTCCGATGGCTCGCCAGCCCGTGAAGGTGCGCGTGACGGCAACGCTGGTCACTTCGCTCTCAGCCACGCCACGGCCTTCCATATCGTAATAGTCCTGGCTCTGTTCGTTGATGCTGTTGCCGCGGGAAGAAATGCCCACGGCGATCTTCGCCCACTCCGGCTGTTCGGCCGCGCGGACGTCGATCCACCAGATGCGGTTGTACGCCTTGGGTTTTGCATAGGTTCCAGGCATTGTTGTTCACTCCTTTTCATAGATGAGGGCGCCCTCTATTTTATAGACGCCGTATGTATATCCTTCATCCCATTCCGAGATCCCGCCGTCACTGGCCGTGATCCGGACAAACTCCGCATCCGTCAGGGGCACGCCTTTGCGGTCCTGTTCCTGCACCCAATCCAGAAGCCGCTCCAGAAAGTTGCAGTTATCCAGGCGCATCATATCGTCATCGCTCATCCGGGTGGCCGCGATCACAAAATTGTATTGCCATGTCGCTGCGCCGGTCATATCCTGTGCAATGATGGTGGAGCCCGTCGGCAGGATCGAATACCCCTCGGCGTCCGTCTCCAGCTTATCGGTGCGCGCCTCCAGATCCTTTAGCGCGGGACACTGCACGAACAGCGCGCGGATGTCGTTTAAAACAGCCATTACGGTCCTCCTAAAATGTTCCGGCGTTCATCCTCAATGATCCGGTCCTTTTCGGCAGTCATGAGGCGCTCAAGCCAGAAAGGACCGGCAAGACGGTTGAACGTGGTAGTGTACCGGATATCTTTGTTTGTAACGTGTTTCGGCTTGCGCCCGGCCATGACTTTCCCGAAATACAGAAGTTTGACATGCGGGCCGCGGATGACGATGCGGCCGTTGGCCGGTTCCTGGCCCTGGGCGATGGCGTTCTCGATGCTGCTGTATGTGCGCTTCGGCACATACTTGGTGATGCGCCGTGCAACATTTTTCACAAGATGCTGTTGGGCGCGTCCGCCTTCTTCAAGCCCCAGATTTTTCACGAGGCCGTCCAGCTCCGGCAGCTTGACGTCAAGCTCCAGCATGCTCATTCCGTCGTCACCTCACAATGGGGCAGGCCGCCGAATACACAGTGCACAAGTCTTTTAATGGTCAGAGGCTTGTCTGCAAGCAGCGCTTTTTTGCTCTCCGTGTCCGTCACCTCGCCAGGGCGTTCGCCGCAGACAATGAAATCATGCTCCCGTTTTTCGCCTTTGTACTGCTCCGGAAGATCCTCCGGGATGATGACGGACGTGCCGTCGGCGTCCTCCTGCCAGAACACAGAAGGGCAGAAGATGCGCCTGTACTGGTATGGCCCCGTCTGCAGATACAGCGTGCAGCTTGCGTTCGGCGTCAGCATCCGCTCACCCCCCGGTACAGCAGCCCGCTGCGGATGGGGATATATTGGGCGGCGATACGCAGGCAGCGGCGCTCGAAGCTGCCGGATTGTTCGTCATCTTGCTGGATGCTGCGGCTCCATTTTCCCACGCTTTCGCTGGTCACTTTTCCGCCCGCCAGCACGGCCGTGTCCTGGGCGTGCTGGGCGTCCGCCAGCGCGCAGTGCGCCATGCGCACGCATTTCGCCAGCGTTTCGTCCTGCTCCCAGGCTCCGTCCTGCAGGCGGTCCAGCGTCAGGCTGTGCAGCATGTACTCCGCGCGGGACAGGCAGCCCTCCACGTCCGTCTGCGGCAGTTTGCCGTGGTATATGGAATAGTAGAACTCCTTGTCCGCTACCATGCGTATCCCTCCCATGTATTACTCCGCGGCCGTCTCCGGCTGCTCATCGGGCGCAGCCCCGGCCGGGACGGCAGAAGGTTCTACCGCAGTCTGCACGGCCAGCAGCAGGTCCTGCTTCTTGGCCGCGCCCGTCACGTCGATGCCATGCGCCGACGCATAGCTGCGCAGCTCCGTCACCGTCATATCCTCCAGCGCCTTTTCCGGTGCCGGGGCAGGGGCGGGATTTTGTGCTCCCGCTCCCGGTTCGGCCGTCCCGGCCTCCGGCCGGGAATCCCCAGCCTCGACAGCCGGGGTGCTCTGCGTTTCCTCATGAAAAGTCAAACCTACTGTCCGCATATTTTACGCCCCCGCTTCCGCTGCGCTGTGCAGGTAGATGCCCGCCAGCTTGTTGGCATACACATCCGCGATGCCCACCGTCCGATATCCGAACATGTGGCGGTCGCCGTCCAGGTCGTCCTCCGGCCCTTTGATTTTGGGCACCGTGTGCTTCTGGAACTGGATCAGGGCCGAGGGGTGGATCACCATGAAGTTGATGTTCTTTGCACCCGTGGCCTTCTTGTAACCGCCCGCCTCTTCGCCGGAGGTTTTTCCATCCAACATGTCGATGGCCGTATAGAACCGGGTCTGCGGCACCAGCGTCTTTGTGGCAAAGCGCGTCAGGATCTCACGGCTCTTTGTGGTGTCCAGGTCAGCGATCATACCGTCCAGCGTCGGCGTGATGAACAGGTGGCGGTTTTCCGTGGGCACCTCATCCTCATCCATTTTTGTGACAGCCGCACGCAGCGCCGCCAGCACCGACGCGCCGTCCTTCAGATCGGCCGCGGTCGCTTTTGAAATACCGCTTTTTCCCGCATAGGATGCGAAGCGGAAAGAGTCCAGTTCCGGCACCACCTTCGTGCGGATGAACTCTCCTGACAGACGGGAAAAGGCCACTTTCGCGGTCTCCTGTTCGTCCAGTGCGTCCACATAGAACTTGCGGCCGCGGTCGTAGTTGCACTTTATGGTCTCGTTGGTCATGGTGACGTCGCCCTTGACGTACCCGTCATTGCGGCTGTAGTCGCCCAGCCCCTGCATGCTCAGCATGGGCACGATCAGCTCATTGGCATTCGCGCCCTGCCGCGCCAGCTCCGCCGCGCCGTCCAGCTTGCTGGTCAGCGACGCCAGCTTGTAGATTTCGTCCAGGATGGGGACGAAGGTTTTTGCCAGTGCAATGTTGTTTGCCATATTGGTTTACCTTGCCTTTCTGTGTAGTGTGTGTGATACGGTCAGTCCACGGGCAGATCCGCAGCCTTGCGCATGACGATCTCGTCGGCGGTATATTTCGCCGCGCCCGGCACAGCGGAGGTCCCGGTGCCGGATGCGGGCGCGGGTTCCGCTGCCGCCGGGCCGAACAGGTATGCGTCGCTTTTCTGTACCGCCGCAACGGCTGCCGCGATGTCCGCATCCTGGTTCTTGCTGGCGCGCAGAGCGTCAAGGTCCAGCGCGCCGCGCGCCAGCTTCGGGTTATGCGCTTTCGCGTCAGACAGGGCCTTGTCGATCTTCGCATCGAATGCAGCGGCCGCCAGCTTTTCATCCCGGTCCTTTTCCGCCGCCTCCGCGCGCTGCTTGTAGTCCGCAATCTGCGCCTTTACCTGCTCCGCGTCCAGCCCTTCAAACTTGCCGATGGCCTCGTTGGCGGCGTCCAGCTGCTCCTGCAGGCCGTCGGCACGTGCCGAAGCTGCGTCCAGGTCCGCCTTTGGAGCGTACAGCTCGTTGATTTTTGCCTCCAGCTTTTCTTCCAGCTCCCCGGTGTAGGCGTCACCCAGCAGCTCTTTGGCAAATTCCAGTGCCATGTTTCAGTCTCCTTCCTTTTTAAATACAATATATTTGTGCATAACAAAAGGACCCCCGTGAAGGGGTCCTTCAGCTATCATTTAAAGGCGCTTAAACGGACGTTTAAACGCAGGTCAGGGCGCGTGCCGGTTTTGCCGGCGCACCAGCTCATCCACCAGAGCATCCAGCTCCGCGCGCTTTTCTTCCTCGCTCCTGTGGTCGGTGTATCGTTCAATGAGCTCATCCAGATTTTCACCGGGGAATTGTGCGCGCAGCTCTTCCATGTAGGCGAGACCACCTTCCTTGTGTATCTCCATGCGGAACGGCGGATACTTCTTTCCGTATTTATCCTCATACGCCCGAAGCAGCTGGTCATATCCCAATTCTTCCATACGTTCAGCAATGCCCGGTACAAAAGGCAAAGACATCAGAAATCCCTCCTAAAACAGTCTCTGGTATTCATCCCACAGCTCTGGGAAAAGTGTTTTCACAAAGTACAGATCCGCATCGCCTTGCGTTTCCATAGTAAACAATTCAGCAAAAATCTCCGTGAATGTAAAGGACGGGTTTCTTTCCCAGTATTCGACTGAATGACCAAACTGTGTATACAGTTTTCCCGCGCTCAATGCGCTGAACACATCCTTCAACGATTTACTGCGTACACTTTGTGCCACACGTTGATAGCCCTCCATGTTTTTCAAAACCCTTTCGCCCGCAAGCTGGACGGCACGCTTAAAGCCTTCGCTTCTGTATGACCTCATATGCATCACGTCCGCGCGGTGTGCGTTTTCATGAGTGTTGGCAAAATCGAAATCCATTTCCGCAAAGCCGGGGGCATTCGGGTTGTACAAAATTTTATCTTTTTTTGCCGAATATGCAAACGGGGCGGCCAGTGTGGGATCTTCTTCGTATCCGGTCGGACTTTTTTCCGTAAAATGTCTTAACCATACCATATTCTTTTCCGGTGCGTCCGTCAAGGTGTCAAGATACGCAGAATAGTTTTTCCGGGCTTCTTCCACATCCAGCTTACCGCCGCTGCCTGTGAGCGTACCTGCAGGACGCGGCATTTCCAGCGTGCCGTTTGCCTTCAGCGCCCGGCCCAGCCCAGCCGCCCGCAGCCGCTCCGGCGCGGTGCGCAGCCCGGCCGCAGCCGAAAACCGCTTGTATTCCGCGTTCAACTGCCGCAAAAGGATGCGGCTGCTGCGCAGCTCTCCGCTGCCCAGCTGGCCCTCCTCCTGCGCCGCGGCAATATGGTCCTTGCACTGCCGGATGCTGTTCTCCAGCGCTTTCTGCTGCTGCGTCGCTTCGTACTGGGTGTAGTGCCTGCCCTCGTAGGTGACGCCCTTCGCGTTTTCCCGCGCCATCTCCGCCAGCTGCTCATCCGTCCACTGAGGGCTGTCCACGCCCAGCTTGATGGGCCAGGCGATGTGCTTGCAGCTCAGTGTGCCGATGCGCCGCTGCAAACGGCTGTTCAGCCGCTTGTATTCCTTATCACTGTACTGCCGCCCCTGATAGGGCTCATGGTCCGGCGCGCTGGCGCTGTGCGCGCTGATCTCCCAGCCGTCGCACCCGCCGTCGTCGTGATGCTTCTCATTGATGGCCGTGGTCATTTCGCCCATCTTCGCCATAATGGCGCGCTGGGCCATGAACTCCACGGAAAAAGTGCGTCCATCCGAGCGTTCAATGGTACGGATGCCGCGCTGCCACAAGCGCAGCGTGGCACGCCGCACAGCTTCCTCCGGCGTCTTCGCGCCGCTGGAGACCTCCCGGAACACATAGTCCATCGTGCGCCGGTATACATCTTTAATAGGATACACCCGGCCGTCCACATCTGCCGCGGCCAGCTGGCCCAACACGTTGGCCACTTCCTTGCGCGTCACCTTTACATAGGCTTCGGCAATGTTCCGCAGGCTTTCGTTTTCCTCCAGCGGTGCGGTCTTCTCCGCGGCCCAGCGCATCAGCTGCTCCACCGCGTCGTCGGTGAGGTCTGTCTGCCTGCGCAGCGTGTCCGCGATCACATCGTCCGCTCCGGCAAGGCTTTTTGCCAGCAGAAGCTTGTATTCATCGCCGGACGATATCTGTCCGGCGGCGGTAATGCACCGGCACAGGTCACGCAGCAGCTCTTCCGTGACGGGGCCGTAAACAGCGAGGATCAGTTCCCGCAGCCCGTCGATCTCTTCCGGCGTCAGTGCCATGACGTCACCTCAGCCCGGCCTGGGCGGTCAGCTGGACCATTTCCGGCATATATTTCTCCCGGATGGCCGCAAGGTCTTCCGGCGTCTCACAGGGCAGGTCGTATTTTTTCGCCAGCGCCAGTTCCGGCTTCAGCAGGCCGGCCTCCACCATCGAAAGCGTGTCCGTCCAGTCCTTGTCTGCGTCGTACAAAACGCCGTTGCCCCAGCTTACGCTCAGCAGCTGCTCCAGATCCACCGCCTGGGCGTCGCACAGCCCCAGCGCCTGGCCCCACAGGTCCGTGATGCGCAGTGTCTCCATCAGTGCGTCGTACCACATCCGCTGCAGGTCCATGATCGACAGGCTGTAGTCGCCCTCGCTGCTGCTGATCTCCTTTGCCGTGCGCTCCACAGCCTCCACGTCCGACAATATACCGCGTTTCAGGCCGATGATATTCTCACACGCCTTTAAATAGCTCTGCTTGCGCCGTTCAAAACTCTCATCCCGCAGCGTGGGGGAGAAGATGGTCATGCCCACGCTGGCGTCGCCGTCCAGCCCGACGAACACGTCGTCCTTCAGCTGCATCACGCCGCCCTCCGGGCCCGGCGTCATAAGCATATCCGAGCCCGCCACGATCCGGCTGCGCCCCAGCTCGAACTCGCGCCCCAGCTGGTACTCGTTTTTGTAGATGTTGTGGATCAGCTGCACCGCGCCCTCGTATACGCTCACGCCGTCCGGGCTTCCGTCCACGTTATTTGCCATCGGCAGCCGGATGTAGGTCATGCCCAGCCCGCCGAAGGGCACGCTGTAGGTGTGCTCCGGGGCCAGCGCCGCATACTGCGGCAGGCTGTCCAGCCGCACCTCATGCCCCAGTGTGCTGCTGTTTTCCGACACATACAGCTTGTACCGGATGGTCAGATACCCGCTGCCATCCACAGTCCGGCGTTCCAGCAGCGTGTAGTAGTCGGAGCCCGCCCGGCTCCGCTCGCTCATCAGCACGTCCGTGATGCCGCGGGGCCCGCGGGCCAGTACGTTGTAGCAGTCGCGCCTTACCACATGATAGGCAAGCCGCTCCGTGCCGTCCGGTGCAGGCTTCAAAAAGCCTTCGCCGCCCACCATGACCCACTGCAGCACGTCCTGCTTTTCGGCGTCGATGAGGCTGCGCTGCCCGTCCAGCCACGCTGTTTTTCCGGTGCCGTTTTCCATAAAGCTGGAATCGTACTCCGCAAAACAAGCCTTTGTCAGTTTGTTGGTGATGGTGTAGGGGATGCGCTGCGCCGGGTCTTCGTCCTTGCCCTTCACCGCTTCACGCATGAAGAACAGCTCGAACCACTCTCGCACCGCCGCCTGCATAGCCGCTGTGCTGGTGTCCTTCAGCCCTGCCGCCTGCGCCCCTGTGATGGCGGCGTCGTCAAACAGCGCCCTTACGGCTGCGTTCATCCGCCGTCACTCCTTTCGATCCGAATTTCCGGCTGCTTTGCCCGCAGCCCGCGCTCCACGCCGTTGATGTATGCCCGCAGCGTGCGGTTTTCCGCCTCCAGCTCCCGCACACGCTTCTGCGCCGCCGCCAGCGCGTCGCCGTATTCCAGCACCGCCCAGCTGGGCAGGTACTTCTTCAGCAGCCAGTCCTTCAGCTTCATTCGTCATGCTCCTTTGCGCTGCCAGATGCGGCTGCAGGCATACCGCGCCGCGTCGATTCCGTGGTCGTTTGCGTCCATCAAAGTCCCCAGCACCGTGCCGTCCGGCGCTACCTCGTACTCCCATTCCAGGAACTCCTGCAGCGTGGGCGCGCAGCGGTCCGGGTCGATCACAATGGCGTTCAGCCCCTGCAGCCACCGCACGCCCAGCTCACGGCTGCCCGGCCCTTTCCGGGCAGACCAGCACCGCAGGCCGTAACTGCGGTAATCCGCGCAGGCTTTTTCATCCGCAAGATCTGCCAAAATCAATTCACCGGGTGTGACTTTGCTTTTGACAATTCCGGCCGTAACCTTATTCGACATTTTGTTACCGCGCGCCTCGTCGAAGATGTACAGCGTCCGGGTGCCTGCGTGGTAATAGGTGCGGATAAACGCCCACGGGTCGGGGTAGTAGCCCCAGTCTACGCCGCTGATGATGTTGTCGAAGCCCGCGATCTCCTTCGCCGTGATCTTCCGGCTCACGATGTTGTCGAACACCTGTGTGCCGCTGCCCACCATCTCGCCCAGGTACATGTGCCGGTACTTCAGCGGTTTTGTCTTGCGCAGCCAGTCCGCACCGTCCAGGAACTCCTTGCCCAGCCAGTCCCGCGGCGCATCCAGATACGACGAATGATGCACCAGCTTGCCCGGCTGCTGCTCCCGCGCGTACCGGTTGGCCCAGTTCCGGGCGTTGGCGGGTGGGTTGAAGCTGATGAGCGTTAAGGTCGGGCTGCTCCCCGAGCCGCGGAACGCGGACTGCTTCACGCTCAGCACCGCGTTTTCGCCGCGGCGCAACTGGTCCGCTTCCTCGAACCACAGGCAGCCAATGTATCCGAACTTCGGTTTGATACCCTTAATTTTCATCTCATCGTCCAGGCCGCGGAAATAGATGGTCTGGCCCGTGGGCTTGTAAATGAGGCGCAGCGGGCTCTTTTTCTCCAGAAAATGCTCCGACAGCCCCAGCTTTGCGACGGCCCACAGCATCTGCGAGTACACGCTGTCCTCCAGCGTGTTTCCCATCTGCCGCATCACCAGCGCGTGGCTCTGCGGCCACTTCAGCAGCCACAGCACGATCTCCACGCTGCAGAACGAACTTTTCAGGCTGCCGCGCCCGCCTTCCTCCACCAGTGTATGGGCCCGCTGCTCCCGGACCGCCCGGTGCGAATCATAGAACCCCGGCCCGATCACGTTCTTTAAATCGACCGTCACCGCCGGGCGGCTATATGCTGTCAACGATGTTCACCTCCGCCGCGCCGCTGCCGCCCTCTTTCTGCAGCTCCGTCCACAGCCGGATCGCGTCCATGTCGCCGGCCTGGCATTTCTTCAGCAGCGCCGCGTGGATCGTCGCCGCTTCGTCCGTGCTGTATTTTTCCATCAGCTTATCCAGCAGCGCGAGGTAGTCCCGCTTATTCACCTTGGTATACTGCGCATGCAGCGTTTTTAAATCTTTTAAAATGTTAAATTCCTTTTTCTGTTTCGCCTGTTCAATGCTCTCCAAAAGAGCCTTTATACTGCTCTGTTGTGTGCGGCCCACGATACGCTCCTTCCCGGGCCGTGCCAACGGCCCCAAATTTCGCCTGTAACGAAAAAAGGCCCCCAGGCGTCCGCATGGGCGGCCCGGGGCTCCTAAACGTTTTTTAACGGCATACAGCGGAAATTAAACAGCATTCCGTGTCACGGCAGGCAAGAGGGGTGGATTTTCGCCGGGCATGCTTCGCCATCCGGCCGTTTCCGCCCGGTTTATCCCCTTCTATGCCCGCCATGGCCACGGGCGGGGGACGAATCGACCCCGCTGCTTTCATGGTTTTCTTGTACGTGTTTAAACGCTCTCTTAACAGGTGTTTAAAAATATGCTTTCAACAAGTTTTCACATCTGTTTCAACTTTTCCACATTTCCCGAGGTGCTGCGGCGCACGCAGCGGGGGAAAGGGCAGACGGGGCAGCCGCTCTCATGCATAGCCCATACGCAACGCCCGCACAGCTCCGGCGGCTCCTTCAGCTTCGCGCCGGAGATCTTCCGCGCCAGCTCCCGCCGCGGATTCTTCCGCTTCACCGTGCATCACCGTCCACCGGGACGACGCCGAAGCGGATGCGCTGCGGCGTGCCGCCCAAACTCGTGACAACGTATGCGCGCCGCTGCCTGCGGTCCATACGGACCACATCACCCGCAAACTCTGACAGAGGCCCGTCCAGCACATGCCATGTGCCGTCCGCACGAAACAGCACCCGGCTGGGTTCCAGCGTTTCCTCGCTGTCCAGCCGCCACCGCAGCGCCTCCTGCGTGTCCAACGCCTGCGGCTCTCCACAGTGGAGCCCAAGCCAGCGGATGACGCCGGAGACAGGGGAAACCACATGGAACAACGCCGCGCTGTAGTCCACGCCCACAAACACATATCCCGGCAGCAGCAGCCGCTCCTCGGTCTGCCACTGGCCCCGCCGCCGGATCTCCATCCGCTGGGCCGGAGCGCGGGCCTGTACACCTTTGCGCCGGAGCGCCGTGCATACGTCCCGCTCGCTTCCGGTCATGACCTGAAGGACGTACCATTTCATCCGCGCTGCGCCCCTTTCTGCCGGCGCTCCAGCGCCGCCACGAGCTGGCGGTACAGCTCCGGATGTTCCGTGCCGAGGGCTGAGAAGAACTCCGCCTTCAGCTCGCCCATGGCAGCCTGCGTGTCATCCTTGCTCTGAATATCCAGTCTGCGGGCGTACGCCACGGCCTTTGTCTGCGCGTTCATCTCCCGCAGCAGCTTATCCAGCGCGATATCGTTCCACTCTTCGTCCGGCTTCGACAGGATGGCGTCCAGAATCTTCTGGCCCGCCACTCGGTTGATCACCTCGGAAAAATCCAGCTCCGGATACTTCGCCGCTTCCCGCACCATGGCGTTCATCCGCTCGTTTGTCACACGGATATCCTCCAGCGAGGCCAGCAGCTTTCTGCTGTAGGTGCTGATTGCCTGCAGGCTCAGTGTGACGTCTAGGCTCGCCAGATACTTCTGAATATCCGCGAGCGTGCAGGTGTTCGTCGCTTTCACCATCTCATCCACGACGTCGCGGACCTCGGGCGGCAGCTGTGATATGGTGCTGCGGCTCCTGTTTTTTCCGCGCATCCTCAAGCCCTCCTACATATCCACCAGCGGATCTTTCTTCACGCAGCGCTGCAGCTGGATGCCGCGCGGCGTCAGCTTGACCTCCAGTTCCTCCAGCTCTGCGTCCGAAACGCTGGACGGAGCCTTGTCCTCGATGCATCGCACTTGCAGGTATCCGCTGTCCGCCAGGTAGTTGATGCTGCTGCACAGCGCCATCCGGTCCATGCCGCCCGCCAGCGCCAGCAGCAGGCTCTTCAGCTTTAAAAATTTGAAATCGCAGCCCGCGATGGCCAGTGTGCGCATCACAGTTCCGTTATTGGCCGCAAGCTCTCCGGCCTGCATTTTTCGGCGCAGTTCATTTTCGTCCATCTCAGTTGCCTCCCTGCTTCATCATGAACTCCATCAGACGATCCAGCTTGTTCTCCAGCTTCAGCTGGTGCGAAACAAATTCCTCGCGCCGGATGCAATTTTCCTTGATGTCTTTCACATCGTCGCTCATCTGCCGGATCTCCGTCCGCATTTCCGTGCGCATTTCCTTCATTTCGCGCCGCACCGCTTCCAGGTCCTTCTGGTGGTCGGTGCGCGGGGTATAGTTCTCGCGCACTTCTTTGATATCTGCCCGGTTTTCATCCAGTTGCCGAAACACCGAGCGGCCGAACAAAAAGCCCACCAGCCCTACCACCGTTGTTACGATGACTGTCAGAAGCCACCAGGTTCCGGCGTCGAACGTCATTGTGATTTCCTCCGAAATACAAAAAGATAAGGCACGATGCCCTCGTTGTGAGTTCATCATACCTTATCTTTTATAGACTGTTCAGGTGAACTATTTCTCCCAATTTTCTGCGGGAAGTCGTCAAATGCCAGCTGCCCATCCGGTGGTGCCCGGCGGATCTCTGCCGCTTTATCCTTGACGATTTGCCGTACATATGCGTCGCTCAGATTCCACTTGCGCGCCAGCTCATAGGTGTTGTATCCGTTGTACTCCCGGCGAATCAGCACATCACGCACAGGGATCACTACCTTATCCGGCTGTGGGATATACATTTTTCCGGTACCGCCATAACGTTCCAGCAGCCGCCGGAAAGCTTCCATTCCAATACACTCCGCCAGCTCACGTACCTCACCTTGCAAGTCGTCCAGCTCCAGCAGTTCCAGCAGCTCAACATTCATGCTGCACCGCCTCAACATCCCGGCGATATCGGTCGCTGTGCAGGTATTTCAGCTCGGCAGCCTCGGCCATCCGCTTGATGCCGTTGATCAAGGCAGCACCCTGGGCACAGGTCAGAAACCGGAAAGGGTCTTCCGGGAAGCTGGTCATGTGGAACTGTTTTACGATGAGGCCGCTCAGACGGTAGCGCAGCGATATACCATCAGGGGCTGGGTCATATTTTTCAAGTTCACTCATGAGAAACCAGGCGTATTTTTGTTGTTTTGCCGTCATGCGGCCCGGTATTTCATTGTAATGACGCGGCTTTTTGCTCCTGTGCAGCGTCTCCGGCGCAGCCGCAGCCTTGCGGCGGAGCAGCTCATGAATGACGGCGTCCTGCTCCGCCGCCGACAGTTCTTTGATGGAGGAGCAGCCGGTGACGCCTTCCACCAGAATATGCAGATCATCGTCATGGCCCAGCGCTGAATCGGACAAACCCAACTCGCGGCCCAGCGCATAGATATATTTTATCCCGCCTTTTTCTTGTCTCCGAGCACCCATAGCTGCTCCTCCTTCCTTGTTACTCCTCCGGCACGGCGTCGCCCGTGTCGTAGAAAAATTCATCCGTGGTTTTCAGATACGCGCCCACAGCCTCCAGAACTTCCTCCGGCTGCTGTTTGAGAGCGTCCCGGTCCAGTTTCTGTTCCGTCTTCACGAGCTCCCTGCGCCCCATGGCCAGCAGCGTGGCGATGGCCTGCGGCACCTTCGCATTCGCCAAAATCAGCCGCGTGGACTGCCGGAAGCCTACACGCCCAAACGTCAGCTGGCGGCTTTTCCCGGCCATATCTTCCCGGTGCGCCTCCACATACTCCTGAACGTCCGTTTCCAGCTGTTTGACACGCTTCTGCAGCGGCTCCGCGCTTTTGGTGTATTCAGCTTTCACGGCGTCGATGCGCCGCGACATATCCACGCCCATCTCCGTCAGCGCGTGCTCGTACTCGTGGATGCTGCGCAGCGCGTCGTTCACTTCCGCCCAGTCCTTCAGCACAGGCTCCCGGTGCAGTTTTTTCCTTGCCATATGTATCCACATCCTTTCTCAATTTTCCGCCCTCTGCATTTTCCGGGCTTGGGACCGGCGCGCACAACTACGCGGCTGCATTACGGCCGGGGCATAGCCCCGGATAACTTCACGCATGGCGGCCATCTCCCGAATGCACCATCCGGCGTGCCTGCGAATAGTACGGCTCCTTCGGGATCCAGTTCACACCGTACCGCGCATAGAAGGCGTCGTTGCTCATCTGAAACCACTCGATGGCCGTTTGCAGCGGGTCCAGGCGACGCTGCACGCGTCCCTCGCCGTCCAGTATGTACAGTGTGCCGCCCACCAGACGGGCGGTGCAAGGCAGATATTTCGTCATGTCTATTTGTTCCATCATGCATCCTCCTTCAATCGGATATCCTTGTTGTTGGCTTCAAAGTGCTTCACCAGCGGGCCCCAGCTCATCCAGTGCGTGGAATACTCCGTGTATGTCTGCTCCCGCAGGTGCTTCAGCTCTTTCTGTGTACGCTTCGGCAGCTTGTTGTACTGTGCGATCTGTTTCGGGCTCATGCATGGCCGTTGCCGCTGCGGCATGAAGCGCCGCCGCTCTTCGCAGTCCTGTACAAGCCAGCTGCCTTTAAAGTGTCCGTTTACGTACACGAGGATGCCTTTATGGAACATATCGTTCACGGACTGCATCTCCAGTATCACATCGTAACCATCAGCTTCCAGATGTGCGCGACCGTATGGCCAGGGCCGCTCCAGCTGCTCTTTCGCTTTCTTCCAATCTTCTTTCGTCATCAGATATCCTCCTCCACTGTGTATATCGGACAGAACCAGCGGGGCAGACCCTCATATACAAGCTTTTCTTTTGCCCGGCAGAAGCAGATGCTCCCGTCCCGGCCATAAACGGTATGGACATATGCGCAGTACCTGCATCTCCGGTTGCGGCGCAGGCTGCGCCACTGTTGAATGGTCAATCCTATCACGCTCCTAAAAAACAGAGTTGAAACGGCCGCCGGGCCGTGGTATCCTGTACGTGTGGAGCCTTAAATCCTTTCAGCTCCATACTTCTTTTTTAGCCCCGCTTGGATGGTTCTCCGGGCAGGGCTTTTGGTGCGGGGCTGCCGTTACGACCGGCCACGCCGGCCCTCCTGGGCCGCGGCCCCGCATGTGTAACCGGATCGGAACGAATTCGCTCTTTACAGAACCATGAGAAAAGGAGAGATGTTATGACAGTTGACGAACTCAGCGCCATGATTGACGAATGCGCGGGCGAAAGCGTACTCCATGAAGCGTATGCTGCCGACCCGGAGCAGACACGCGCCACGCTTGAAAAGCTCGTGGACGACTGGAATGCAGGGAAGGACTTTGACCCGGCTGTTTACGACCTTCTTATGGGACGTGTTGTGGAGCGGGATGGTGATTCGACGATGCAAACAGGTTGGCTCAAACAACAGGCCGTATCCGATCTTCAAGCTCTTGTCATCCGTCAGTGGATCTCCGGACTGCAGCGCGGTGCGGTCGTGGTGCTCTACAAAGTGCTGACCGACCTCGGCAACGGTGTATGTATTTCTAAAAAGGGGTTCCGGTTGATGCCGCTGGATATTGTCGAAATGTGGAACAGTTTGCATCCCGATGAATCGCCTATCCGGATATTTTATCCGTGAAGCGCCCAGGCCCCGCGTTTGCGGGGCCTTTCCCGATGCTCACAGCCCGAGGTTGAGCGCCTGGATCAGTGCGCAGGCATCGCAGTGCTTTTCTTCCAGCTCTTCGGAGCTCTTACACTCCAGCGGCCAGCGGCAATAGCTGTCGCAGACGGTTTCCATCAGCTCCATGACTTTCATCTCCCAGCAGTGGGCGTGCATCACGCGCGCGGATATTACGGGTTTACCGCAAAACTTACAGTTTGGCATCAGTCTTTTTTCTCCCTTCGTACATGATAGGCCCATGTAGCCATGGTCCGCACATTGACGCCCATATCCTCAGCCACCCGCCGGAAAGATTCTCCGGAGCGCAGGCGCTGCATTGCCTCTGCCTTGAACTCCGGCGCGTAGATGCGTCTCGGCTGGCCTTTTCGGTTCGGTTTTGGGCGGGCGGACTTGGAAAGCGGCCCCAGGACGTCCAGAATTTCCTCGCGGCTTGCAAGATACAGTTCCATCAGGATCTTCACATGCTGGCGCGGGTCGATCGCGTTTCTATACGACTTCCGGATCTCGCATTTATCCTGTTCACTCAGCATCCTGACTTTCTCCTTTGACACGCCCGGATCTGGGGACGTAGTGCCGGTTCTGGTGGTAGTTTTCCACTTTCCGCAGCTCGCCCACAAACCGGGACAACTGCTTTACCGCCTG